GCCTCGTTGTTACTATTCAATAAAAAATACAATTTGATTGTCATAGAATATGACACTGTTAATGATGGTATACATTTAGTGTGTCCCGTATACAATTACATGCATCAATTAGATAAATTCAATATTGATAAAGCCTCATTTATATTAGTTAAACAGAAGGAGTTCTACGAACCAATTATATACTTTAATAAATCTAAATCGGTAGATATACAATACAATCATTCTCCTCGTGATTATTTGCACAAGTTTTTGAGTAATGTATCCGCTTTATATAGAAACACTAGTTTTTGTGGAGTTCAGCCATCCAGCGATTATAGTAAACAATTCCATGAGAATACCAGTACCTTTGTAATAACTTTATTAAAAAATGCGGGTTATAAAATAATTCATCAGGTTGTAAATAATAATGTACAAAATGTAGGATTTATCGTTTCGGTAGATGAGAACAATGTGTATTTACCAGTATACCCAAGTGCACAATTAGACAATCTTACAAGTATTTATCTATACGATAGCGCATTTCAAAAGTTCATTCATTCCTACGAATATACAAAGGCAGCGATGAACAAAATAAATAAAGATACAGATAATGAAATTCCATCAAAGATTGTGAAAAAGGGGGTTTTTGAAGGAAGTATAGTGGGAGTTTTCACAGAATCAAATGACTATATTCCATGCATCAAAGAGGATAATAAACCAAACGATAAATTGCAAGAACATGTTGACTTCCAAAAAAATGATAAAGGCGATCATGTGGATCCGTTATTTGTTAATAAGACAATTGCAGAGAATAATGTGACTACAATGGATCATGATAGTGACATGGGAAAATTACTATTAAACCAGCAACTCTACAGCAACTTTAAGACATATGCAATGATTGTATTAACATTCACTGAGTATATGAGTGAATTCGCCGCTTTAGAAAAGCTAGCAGTTTCATACAACATGGTATATAATGTAAAATATGCAAAAATAAAAGAGATCTTAAAAGATGTTCTTTCAAAACATGTAAATTTCACGGCGAAGAAAAAAAATAGAAATGAATATTTAAGAGATTCGATAGTCACCGAAAATAATAACAGTATAGCTTTACCTAAACAACATCTATTAAATGGTTCATCAAATGTTACCGGGTATTTTGATAGACTTGCAGACGAAATAATTCGATATAAAATACACAATAAATTTTTCACAATACCAAAGCAATATGTAATGAATACGGTGAATGATTATAATTTACAAGATGATGAAATATTGACCTTTCAATCTTTCTTACAGTCTCACTTTTTGAACCAATATACCGAAACTTCAAAATATTTTAATGATAATTTTAACTTGGCTAACCCTCAAAAATCAATTGCGTATTCTCATGAAGTGTTTGACGATGAAATAACGAAGAATGTTATAACAAAAGGCAATAAATATTTGGTTAAGCGTCCTAAATTAAAAAGTTAATCATTTTCTATGTTTGTAATGAGATCATCTATGGTCCCTTCTATTTCTTGACGATCATGATTTCTCTGACCTGAATATGAATTCATCATGTCTACCAATGTACTATGATCACTTCTAATATTACTTAAATATTCGGCATATCTATCTTCAGCAATTGGCGTTGAGATATTATTATCATTTTCCTGTATCGAAATTTGAGATAATCTTATCGTGTTTAATGAAGTTTCGTCATTATCCATTTCATCGTCATCTTCGTCCTCGTCAGATATATCGCTGCTTTCTACATCGTAGAAATTAAGGAATGAGTACCTTCTGACATTAGCCCGAGATATATTAGAAATGTCCAACTTTTCAAATGGAATAAAATGCGTGATAATCTTACGTGTGGACTTATGTGTAAATGCTGAAGTTCTTATATCTACACAGCGTTTTGAAACATATCTACCAAATAATTTGTTTTCGTCATTAAATGCAATGGCTTTTTTAATGAAAAGTTCTTTTAAGATATTTTCTTGCGCCATATTTTGCGTATTTGAGAGTATAATATAAATTTTCAAAAATGGTTTGAATGCTGAGATGAGTAAGTTATTTGAGAGTTTTGGGGACAAAAATATGCATTTGAAGAGACTTTGTGTGTGTTTTAGCATTCTTGTAATTCTCGTTACTAATTCTGGATGTGTCAAATTATTTATTTTTTGTCGTATAATTTCTTCTCTAATTTCATAATTGTATTGATCGCAAAAATCATCTTTGTCAAAGTTGCATAAAAAAAAATAATGGAAAAGCTGTGGCATTTTATAGTGACTATACTTCACTGTGAAATATATATTGTATAGATTAGCAATGGACAAGGTTTCATTCGTGTACGGGTTTTTAATGTCACATGGGTCCAAGTGGAAATAATTATTATTCGTAAGCGAGTCATTAATTATGCGTAACAAATCACTTATTCTGAATTGATACTGAGTGTTGGACGATATAATATTTATTTTACAACTTTCTGGCAAAGTTTCTAAAGAGTTACCACATATGTCGCATGTGTAGTCAAACCTATTAAGTTTTTTACACCACATATGTGTATACAATTTTTGGAAAGCCATGTATATTTTATTGCATTTATGTAAATCTTCATAAATTTTCAATTTTGTATCGTTTGACACCCAGTCGTGTTGTACAACACGTTTAATGTTATTATATCTATCATTATGCGTGTTGCATGTATCCATATTGAAATTAGAAATGCATATACGATACGAATTCTTTTTTGTAGGTGCTTCATAAATTTGTGTTTTGTAGATGTATTTATATAATGCTAATGACATATTATATTATTTCTGATTTATTTAAGTGATAATAATATAATATTTGAATTCAAATGTGTACTCAATATAATGAATAATTAATTAATGTAGAATCTGTAAATGAAAGTTGCGGTACTTGTGTAAACTTACGTATAGATAGATCATGTTTACTGTTATCATAACTAGATAATATAGTATGTTTTTCTTCATCTACTGATTTTAAAAAACTGTTCGTTAGTGCACCTTGAAATGATCTATCTTGAACATCATAATAGTCAGCACTTGTCTGATTGTCCATACTACCACTTATCTTCACAATTTTAGCAACGTCATCATCACAACGTTGACTACTGTTTTCGTAGATATAAGGAAGATTCATATTTGATCCTGAATTACAACAGTCCATGAGCACAAAACATTTTGTCGTTTTTGATAACTTATTGATAAAATGCATTTTCAACCAAGTATCCTCAATGATACCTGAACTTAAATAATCAGAGGGACAAATAAATTCTTTTTGATTGTCTTCTTCGTAAAAATCATATACACCACCACCATGGCCAGAAAAACTGAGCCATACTTCACTATTATCATGTCGGTGACTGAATTCCACTAATTTTTCTAATTCGGTTATGATATTATGTTTAGAGGCGGCCATATCATTCAACTTTGTAATATGGCTTTGTTCGAAATGACAACGTCCTTTCAATAACTTTTCAATATTGTATGAATCATTCAAGCATCCTCTTAAATCATCATCATTAACATCGTTAGAACTATAATTAATTCCAATGATAAGCGCTTTTTTAACACCATGGTGTGTAAACATTTTGTTTGGTATTTTATTGATGTCATTATCTGTATAGATCTCTTCTATTTCATCAACATGGTCGCTGTCGTAGGAATTCATATTTTCCACGTCATAGCGGTAAGAAGGACTTATTTGACTAGTCTCCTCATGATACATTTCATTGCTGTCATAGCTTGTTGTGGTTCCAAATAAACTAGATAAAGATGATAAAAAGTTTCCCATACTACTATTTTCTATTTTTTTTAACACCAATATTTTCACGTTTGACTAACTTTTCAAACTTAGTGATGATGCGATCTTTTTGTAGATTTTTCATCTCAATACTTGATATTTCTTTTAAAAGATGTTCAATTGCATTTAATGGATCAATAGATGAATAGCGTTTCTTACTGGTCAATGTTTCATCTATTGGAACTTTGTCAGCAAAACAATACATCATTAAATCAGGATGTAAAACGAAAGGGTTCAAGTTCTTCTGATACTTGTAAGCAATTATGTTTTTTAAAAATTCGTCGTTATCAACTGGATCTTTCAGGTTCCATTCTAACATTGTACGAAGATCTATAATTTCTTCCAACATTTCCATGTAATCATATTTTATGGCGAAATAGGAAAGAGCGCGAGCAATTTTACCTCTAGAATTTACAGATGGAATAAATATATTTTGCCGTTTGTTACTTATCATCAAATATCCTCGCTTAGTAAAAATATCTTTTTCGTTATCAATAACGTTTCCTTTCATATCAAGAATTCTTATATTATCAAATTTATTTGCACATGATGATTCAACATATTTATAATTTTGTCTGTATGTATTTAATTTGCACGTGCACAGATATAAATGGTGAAGATCTGATCTCATCATCATTTTTTGCGGATCATTTTTGAATAAATATTGTGGAAATATATGCTCCACATTAAGTGTTTGGGTATTATCTCCATATATATCAATTAATGGAACATTTTCGTGTAATATTTTTTTCACTCGTGGATACGTAAGATAAACGTGATTTTTGTTCATCTCGTCTCTCAAATAGTTTCTGATTTCTGCAGGCTTACAAATTTTAAGTACAGATTCAATCATGTAACTGTAGTCATGGTGAAAAAAACACATTATAAAAAATATATAAATAATAGTCATACTTATATATCTTTTCTAGATTTATTTTAGCTGTAATCCGCCTTAATATTTAAAAGTCCGGTAAATATTCATCATCGTCTCCGTCCCCATGTACTAAGATAGTATTTACATTATTTTCTATATACAAATTGTCACAATCATCGGCATCTTCTATTTCTTCTTCATCATCTTTTTCGTTTTCATCTTCACCATATTCCAATTCGTTAAATTTATCAATATCCAATATTGTTTGGAACGATCCTGTTCCGAAATATCCTTCTTGACCACACATGATGTTAGCAGATACGCCCATCATGTTATCCAATTCTGCGTGTCGCGCCGCTTTCAAAAACATTTCCGGAGTTTCTTCGAAGGAAGCTTTCGCAACTGGACCGATGGTGTCATTATTGATACCATGTCTGAATATGGATACCATTTTTGTGTTGTAGCACATTCTATCGCAGAGCATATCAATATGATGTGAATTAATGTATGTACCATCAAATTCAATTACATCAATAAGCTCATCATAAATACAATTTCTAGCAGCTTCAATTCCCAATACGTTGTACACCTCCACAATATTGTTGGTTATGGTTTTAGATGAGTCGATGAAATCCAAACCTAGAATATCTTGTAAATTTGATCCGACTGTATCAAGGACCCATTTTTCTCTGTTAGAGAATTTAGTTTCTTCCTTTACCATATAATTCTGAACTTTTCGTAGAATGACTTTGTCGATTTTACGAACGCCACGCAACACAACTTTCTTCAACAATTCTTCTTGAAATGATTTAACCACGTAGATATCATCAGATTGATCTAGCGCTTGCTTGTCTGTCTTTTTCTGTTTCTTTGCAAGTGCAATTCTGAATATTAGGTTGTCTTCATTGTAATCACTAAAGCAACACTGTACATCGTCTTTATAAATTTCTTTAATGCAGTAATGTACATCATTCATAGTGATGTTTTTTTCTAGCATTACTTCATCCAAGAACTTCATTCTAATGATCCATTTATGATAAACGGTTGTACTCTCATCCTCAGATGTCTCATTTGCCTTTCGTAACATATCTTCAAAGTTTTGAAATTGTTTAACTACCAATTCATCATCTTCATGAATGGTAGAAGTTGAAGTAGGTTCGTACCGAATTTCAATAAAATCTACAATATCTTCAAGTCTGGTTGTTTCAATCATGGTCATAATATTGATTGCCTTCTCACGGTCGTATTGATCTTTTTCATTTAAGTGAACGGTAAGGGAAGGGTTCTTTACATTTTCAGTCAAAGACAAAATTTCTTCAATGCGCGGGACACCACGTGTCACATTTGACTTGGACGAAACGCCTGCAAAATGGAATGTATTCAAGGTCATCTGCGTAGTAGGCTCACCAATACTTTGTGCTGCAATCATACCAACCATTTCACCGGGGGCTACTATGGAGCGTTTGTACTGCAATACGATTGTTTCTATCAATACATTTAGAGCTTGTTTGTTGAAACGTTTATTGATTAAAAGACTTCTTGGCGATAAATGGTAGAAATACATCATTTCGAATAGTCTATTCGGTTTTACAAAATAGGAACTCAATTTATCAAAATGAGATTTTACTATTTTATAACACTCCAAGGGGGTCATGTCTACCATAGAATTTTTGTTGAGTTTAAATCGACTTTGAATGTTGTTGATAATATGATAGAAGCCAACTGGGATATGGACCATATCTTTGTCAGAATTTTTATTTACTTGAGTAATGAGCTTATCTCGAAGTTCAATATTGGTTTCTGCAATGGACGAAGTAATTTCATTGTATTCTTTGTTTTCCTTTTTGATTTTGGTGATGAGCGATTTAGAATACAATAAGTTCAACAACTTAATGTCATCTTTACTGGTGGTGTCCAGAACGTGATAATGTAGATAAATATCTTCATTACTCATCTTCAATAATGGAAACGGCTGATTTTCTATTTTGATAGAATCAATTCCATCATCACCATATAGAAACTGGACAATCTTACCCATATTATTTCTTACACTCATGTCATATTCTACCTTTAAATCCTCCAAACCTTTGATGAGGCGTCGTTGGATATATCCCGTTTGTGATGTCTTTACAGCAGTATCGATCAATCCTGTCCTACCTCCCATAGCGTGGAAGAAGAGCTCATCAGGATCAAGTCCATTAATGTATGAATTTTCAACAAATCCTCTTGCACGAGGACTATCGTCGTATTTACTATAATGAGGAAGCGTTCTATTGTTAAAACCATAGGGAATACGCTTACCCTGAACGTTTTGCTGACCAAGACACGAAATCATAAATGAAATGTTCAAATCACTTCCTTTTGAACCAGCATTTACCATAGTGACAAATCGATTATCTTTACTCAAGTTGTTTCTGCCAATTTTACCTGCTTGTGAAGAAGCCTGATTCAAAATGTTATTGACGCGGGTTTCAAATTCTTCACTGTTGGATTTACCAGTTTCATTGTTGAACATTCCCACATGCAACTGCTCCATCAAATGCTTTACATCATTCTTTTTCACACTAATAACCTCTTCGATAGATTTTCTGGTCTGCTCATTGGATAACAAATCAGATATACCGACACTAAATGAGGATGTTTTCATATAGTCTGTAATAACATTTTGAAAATCGTCCACAAAATCAGCGCACGCCATGTTACCACTATCATTACATACACGATGTAAGATTCCTTTAGACCCGGAACCCAACACACCCTTCTCCATCTGTCCTCGCACATATTTTCCATCAGTAATCTCCAATACGTTGGATGATGTCTCTATTGTTTCGCCTTCTTTGAACAATTTTGTCTTGTATTTTAAAGTAAGACTAGGCATAATTTGTGTCAAAATTTCGAAACTAGAAACATTATCGTTATTTGCGAAAAGCTTATCAATATTCACACTTTTAACATTCATAAGAAGGTTCATTGCTTCGCGCTTCGTGAACATCACATTCTGACGTGTAAATTGGTGTGCGCCCAAAAGCGAATCCTGGAAAATACCCACAATACAGGAGTTATTTGCAGGACTAACTATTTGATATGGGACTGCAGCTAGATTTCGGAGTTCTGACTCCGCTTCCAGATCTTGAGGCATGTGTAAATTCATTTCATCACCATCAAAATCAGCATTATATGGTTTGGTATCAGCTACATTCATTCTGAACGTATCACCTCGTTTCATAATTTTAGCAATATGACACATCATACTCATTCTATGTAGTGTAGGCTGACGATTAAAGAGTATAGCATCGCCATCCATCATGTGTCGATGAACAATATCTCCCACTTCGATATGTATAGCTGATTTATCGATATAACGAAGGGAAATCTGACGCTTGTTTTTCTTCTCCAATATCTTCGCTCCTGGATGAACATCAGGACCATTCATAACTAATTTCGTTAGGAAGTTAATATTCTTCTCATTTACGACAACGGGCTTTGTAATATTTTTGGCAATTTTCATCGGGATCCCTAATTGGCGAATAGATAAAGTAGGATCTGCCGTAATAACAGAACGCGCACTAAAATCAACACGTTTCCCCATGAGATTTCCTCGAACTCTTCCGGTTTTGCCATTCAATCGTTCTTTGATCGATTTCAAAGGACGTCCTGAACGCTGACAACATTGACTCACCCCAGGTAGATTATTATCCACAAGAGTAGCGACATAATATTGTAAGACACTTGTCCAGTCTTCAATAATATTAGATTGACTGTTTTGTTGTAACTTTTCTTTCAGTGTATTATTTGTCTTTATTATATTACACAATATGTGCGTGATATCGTCTTCGCTTCGTTGTTGTGCATCATGTTTCACAGAGGGACGGACTGCAGGAGGGGGAACAGCAAGTACTTGACAAAGCATCCATTCGGGACGTGACCATTGTGGACTGAAACCCATAAATGTAATATCATCGTCTGAAATGCGTCTGAATATTTTCAATACCATTTCTGCCATTAATTGAATACTCACCTTTTCACCATCTGCATTCATATTATCCCACTCCGCGAATAATGTCGCCACACGACCTACCTCTTTACGGAATTTCTGGGGTTGTTTACAACCACAACCATCTATCGTGTCATTACCACATCTATTTACACTACTTGCCAATTTAAATACAAAATTCCATCTCTCGTCCTTGGACATATTAAGCGCTTCTTTATATTTTTCTTTGCTAATTTTCAACTTACTACATTTAAAGCATACACATTTCAAGATTTTCATAATTGTTTGCAAATATTGTACATAAAATACAGGCTTAGCTAATTCGATATGACCGAAATAACCGGGAGTACTGATATAATCAAGACCATCTGTAGGACAAATAAATCCTGGCTCCAAAACACCCATTCTTGGGTCAAATAGACCACCTATTTTTGGTTTATTATTATCATATGTATCTCGTGATGTAATTTCCGCAACAGAGGCATTTCGGATATCATCTGGAGACAAGATTCCAAACTGGATACCAATAACCTTAGACGGTGTATATTCTGTATACATTTGAGTTGACATCCTATTATATAATAATAATAATATTTATATTATATAATCAATTTTATTAATTATTCGAAATTTCCTTCAACTTCTTTGAGTTCAATTCGTTCGTTAGATCTTCCACCAAATCTGTTGTAGAGGTAATAAACAAATCGGGATAAATTGCATGGAAAAGTGCTAACATAGAACCTTTCATCAATTTAAGAGACAAGGATCCAGAAAAGAAAAAGTGGTTCCAGTAAGTCATGTTTATTTCAATTAAGTGACGAAATCGATACATTGTTGATATAAAGAAACAAATTAAATTATAAAAAAATAAAAATGCTTTTATAGCTAAATAAACTATAAGATCATGTGGAAGTCATAGATAAATGAAAGAGACCATATAAAGACCATTTGCAAATGCTACTTTTTAAGATTTGAATGTTCCTAAATGATACATATACGTAACAACAATGGTTGATAGTAAGTATTTTTCGAAATATATAAGAAACCTATTCGTCATCTTCATCACAACCATTTCCACAAAGAAATTGTCCCGTCCCTTTCATTTGAACTATATCATCATCCTTTCCACATAGATCACATCCAGCAG